AGAATCTTAACTAATCTAGCCTTTCTTTCACTACGTGATTCTTCTTTCATTTCTGCGGTTGTGGTAGCTTCACCAGAACCTACAACTAGAGTATCGCGTTCTTTTGACATTACTTAGTTACCTCCATCTTCTTTGGACCTACCACTTGATTAGCCTTCATCTCCAAGAAATCTAAATACTTCTCGGGGGACATTCCCTTTTCACGAGCAAGACGCTTTTCAAGTTCAGTCAATTCACGCCGCTTATTTGTTTGATCCTGTGGAATTGCAGAAGGCGGCGCAGAAGGACGAAGATGTGGGGGCGTATTCATATCTAATGCCTGAGAAGGATTAGCGGGTGGATTATTAGGTGGAGTTCCAGAACCATTATTAGGTTGTGGTTGTGGACTTGCCGAAGGCTTCGTATCAAGTTGATTTGTATAATATGCACCAACCAAAGACATAACCGCAGCCAACATTGTTTGATCGTTCAATGGAGAAATCGAAGGAATCATTCTCCGAATATAAGGTTCAACCGCCGGCCAGACAGCCGAAAACCTTGGGTCCATCGAGAACTTCTGAATCAACAAATCAGCCTGAGACTGTGAACGAAACGACTGTGCAAATTCTAGAAGCGGTGCAATCTCTTTACGAATTTCCTCACGAATCAAATCACGCGGGCGTTCAAGAATCAAATTCGTATCGCCTTGTGGATTCGGTGGATTCGCAGAAGCCCTACGAAGTTCTTCGTTCTCCCTCTGTAATCTTTGCTTCTCACTTTCATTCTCTGCAAGAATACCGTCATAGATGCTCATTAGTTCAGTGCGAGCTTTCTGAACAATATTCTCTCTTTCCTTTTCATCATCCTTCTTTGTTTCAGTAGACGGGGCCGCGCTCTGAGTAGTATTCGGCGTCGATGTCGTCTGCGGTTCTGGTTGTGTTGACGCTGCCATTTTCGTTTTCCTCTACATTTAGAAGTAATAGTGTTTCGATTATGTTTTCTACACCCCTTAACTTTCCTCTAGACTCCAGCGCCTGCTCCGGTGTTGAGAAGTTTACGGTTTCCCGAAGTGCCATTCCCCGCAAGCGTTTGAGCAATCGCACTAAAGTTTGCCATTCCCGGTACTTCTGGAGCGCCTTCAGGTCCAGGGTTTCCTCCTCCGACAAGTGCATTATTTGTGGGTTGACTGCCATTAGCACCTCCAAGTAATGTATGAGGAATTGCAGAAAGTAAATCTTTCATGATAATTCTATCGACATTTAGAACATCAAACGATTGTAGAATTTCCTTAGCTGCTTCTGTTGCTGCACGCATTGCCATAACAGAAATATTTTCCATCAACTGTTGATTCTGTGTAGCTCCTGCGAGCTGCATCAAACCACTATAATATTGTTGTAGAATTTGTGCAATCTGAATCCAGTTCTGGCGGAATAGGATTTCGTTTTTGGACTGATTCGCTCGGTTGATTCTAAGGATAAGACCATCTTTGATAATTCCTGCGGGTAGGTTGAAGAATTTCTGTACTTGATCTCCGCCATCCGCCAGATCATAATACTCGACACGTCGAGGACCATATTGTTGGATTGTAACTGCGGTATCAATTACTAGAGAATCTACAAAAGATGAGAAGTTATCATAGATATAATCAAACTTCTTATTGCCTTCCTGAATTCTTGCGAGGTCAGATGTTGCAGTTCCAGGTGTACCAACTTGAGGCATACCTAGATTTGTTTCATTTACACCAGTCCTTTGCTGAGAATATGTAAGAGTGGCTTGTTCGTTATTATAAGCGGAAGGATAAATTTCTCCAAGCTGGAGAGTATCTACATGCGTCATATCATCAACGAACCACATCTTTCCAGGGAAGATAGGTTCGCGAGGACCATAACCAGAAACCTTATGAATCTTAAACATACGCATATTCGCAACAGTAGCATTATCTAACCGTTGGCGATGTTGCGTAGTCACTTCCCTCTGGAATTGTTCGTTCTGTTTACATATTCCTATAGCCGTCCAGCGGTTTTCGACCGGGAAGTATTTGCCAATTCTGTATGGACGGCGTAAGTCAGCATTGAAATTATAACGAATCGACATGAACTCACGAGACTGCATATGGTAATGGACGACAATTTCTTCTTCTCGACCATCACCATCTACATCGAAACCCATCCAAATTTCTTGCCAATCGATTCGCTGAGGCCAGAATGGTTGTTTCTTTTCTAGTTCTGCTTGGTGAAATTCAAACTTTCTTTCTTGTCCAGTTGATCCGGTTTGTGAGAGAGAAACCCAACGCTTTAAACTTTCAAAGGTTCCTTCACGAAATAAACCAGACTGTTCTGCATTGAGAATCCAGAAAGGTGTTTCTGAATGTTCTTCACCAACCCAAGGAGAAGTCTGTGGGTCTTGAGAATAGTATGGAAGCAAGAAACGACCAATAGAAACTTGGTCTATTACTGGACCTTGACGAAGTGTGATCGTAAATTCTTCTTCCGTGCCATCTGGATTTTCACGGACAGCCTTCCTAATGTCTTTGACATATCCAACTTTTCCAATGCAGTTTCCAAACTTCTCAGCTTCGAGAAACATAGAATCCGCAGTGTCTCTAAATTTCATGCGCTGAATCAATTCGTCGGAGAGAAACTTTTCGACAGGGTGGGCAACATCACCCCAATCAGAAGCTACAGGTTTCGCAACGACGAACTGATCCAACGCAAACATTGTGGTAATTACGCGTGCGTGAATTGCCTCGACAGCAATAGCAGATAGAGGAACAATTATTGTAGCCGCACCCCTAAATGGAAATGTTGCCTGCTGAATACGAGGCTTGGCCCAATAATCTTTCTGCCACTTATGTAATTCATCCATGAACTCCTGACGCTCATGATAGTGCAAACGTAACTCTTGCTCTAAATATGAACGCAGCCGTTCCTCTGTATCCGCGTCGAGTTTCAATTCACGAGGGTATGGCATCTTACGAGAGAACCTCGTATTTTCCAAGACGCTTACGACGAATTCCCGGCTTATCTAATCCAGCCGTTTCAGAACTTAAATCTTCGGTAGGTTGGATATTTCCCAACGGACCTAATGCGGCAGGGTTTAGGGAAACTGATTGTGGAGCTCTTGAGGAATATGCACGATTAGCATAACCCGGACCAGTTTTCGATCCTCCCAATTTGACGGACGGCTTAATACTAGGAACTTTAGCCGCCGCCTTTTTCATAGCGTGTGGAGCGCGCGGAGTAGGAGTTCTCATAATTAATATAATTAATGAGAGCTTGAAGGTGGCGTTGTGGAACCAGGAACAGGAACTTTTGCGGAAGCGGCAACTCCAGAATTAATTGCAACAGAAGCAATCGTCGCTTTATTTGTAGCAATTGCCGCTGTCGTAACTTTCTGTTGCTGTGCAATGTGCTGAATCATAGCAAATAAAGCACCAAGCGCAGTTTGAACATCGGCAGGAGTCCACTTGGTAATATCAGGGTTCAACTGAATTTGAAGAAATACTGCACCCTGAGAAATAATTGCGGCTAGAATCGCTGCAACAAGTGGCTTTGCCCATGTTGGAAGTTTCACCAACAAGCCACCAACCACAGACTCCAACCAATTATAAATCTTCTGCGAGAATGTTCCAACAATCCAGGTACTTACCAATGCGAAAAGCATCCAAGCGTATTGCATTTTCGGTTTCCTTATGGTTAAATTTGAGAATATCCTGTCTCTACATCCCTATCATCTGTAATTTCGGATTCTTCCTCCTCAGAATCCCTTGAGAAGTTGCCATTTCTCCAGAATTCAGGACCATAAGCAAGAGCATCTAGAATATGATAGTCGTCTGTAGCACAGAATGTACGAAATTCATCTAAGAAATCTTCTTGATCGGAGTTTACGACCATCTGACCTGCTGAAAAGTAACTTGATAAACCCTTAACGCGAGCATCTTTGGCTTGTTGCTTCGTTTTTACTAACTCGATATGGAAAGTTATGCCTCTCAATCGCATTTCTGCCTCTAAAAATGGCTTATAGAGTGCAGAAAATAGTACATCTTCAAATATAACTACTCGCGGCTGCCACCTTATAACTTGAGAGAATAAGAAATCAATGAATTTCGGGACTGTCCATTCCTCTTTTATCGCCTCAAGTAAGTAATGATCGCCAGAAAGAGGGGTCCCAACAACACAATATCCAGTTTTACCTGTAAGGGCAGGATCAACAAGTATGATTCTGTCCATATCACGAGTATTACAATAACGCTTTCCTGCTGGTTCTCCTTTATCATTAACTAAAAACTCAACTACTTCGTTTGGTGAACGCCAGTGATAGTAACGAAGCCAACCTGAATCGAACTCTGTAGCACTCTCTGCCGGATTATTTGCATACTGCGCAGAGAAAACCTTCTTATTCTTTCTTAGAATCCTTAATTTCGATTGTGTAAATTCTTCTGGAAATATTGGTTCCTTCTGTTTTGTTTCTTCGCTATATTCTTCAACACCGCGAATGTATCTAAATAAATCCTTCTCATACATTTTATGTGCATGCGCATATAGATCGTCATATGCCCACCGCGTACCGACTAAA